CCTGTTGAATGTCGTGTCCACTAACGGGGCGATGGCGATGTCGAACTCCTCGTATAAATACGCGTATTCGCTTACGTGTTTACCCTTCACCATCTTGCAAGGTAGCTGCTTTGCGATGGCGTTCCACTCCTCATTATTCACCGCCCCGCAGATGACAGGCTCAACGTCACCCCACGCGCCCCGTGTCAGGAACAGGTCGGCTTTGTGAGTGATGCCTCCCGCCCATCCTATGCGATTCTGATAGTAGTTCTTTGGTTGCCATTGGTGTTCTGTCGGGTCGATGGCGTTGGGTATCACATGCACGTTCTTGTTGAGCGGTCTGACCTTAGCGGCTAGTAGGTCGTGCGTAGTCCACACCTCGTCTGCCATGCTCAACGCCTCCATTACCCGCGCTTGGTATCGCTTATTATCGGGATGCCTGCCGAGATAGTGGTCACGCTTCATTACCCAATAGTCATCCACGTCAACGATTACCCGCGTGCCTTCTTCCTTCAGGTCGTTAATCAGTTCGGCCTGCGCTTTGACAGGTAGCGAACGGTTAAACAGCACCACGTCAAAGCCGTAATTGAGTATAGAGAAGTCCGCCCCCACGCATCGGGTCACGTCATGCCCTGTGAGATGCAGCGGCATCAGTAGGCGATGGTACTCCACCCCGTTGCATTCTTCCTGTGTGATGTAGGCTATCTTCATTTGATTGCGTAAGTGCCACTTCGGGCGTTTAGTTTCTCCATAATGCAATAGCGGCTTGCGTCTATCGCGTGATTAAAATAGTCAATCGGGTCGTTTGTTTTGCTGCCGTCCTTTTCCGTTCTCCACACGTAGCCCCGTAGTTCTTTGATCAGGTTCGTGCTGCTGCTCGTGACCATTATCGGCATCTGCTGCATCTTATCCAATCCGATACGCACGCTGTCAGGGCCTTTCTTGCATGGACGGATACGGAACCCGTGCCGCCTTAAGTCCTCAACGCTCTTAGGCTCTGCGCTGTCGGCTATGGTCTCCCATTGCTTGTATGCGTTCAGCTTGGCCGCGATGTCTGCATTGGTCAGGCCCGTCTCGTAAAGTATCTCATTCAGCCACAACTTGCCGTCAAACTCCACCACCTCCACGAATGCGGTCGGGTCGTTCGTATAGCCCCAATCGAGGCCGTATGCTTTCCACTTGAACGTTGACGGCATGGCCTCCACCTGCTGCCAATTATTGAACACAACGCCCTGCAATGATCCCACCTCCCCCAATCCGTAAACCCTCCACCAGTTGGCCCAATAGGTTGAAGTCTCTGCCCGTGTACGTGCCGCCTCGATGTCCGTCCGTATGGTCAGTGGTAACGCCTCGTTGTCTGTGTAGTTTAGTATAATCAACTCGCTATCCTCATCCTTCAGGACTTCGGTGTGCGCCCAGAACTCCGCTGTCGGGTTGAAGTCAATGAAGATTTCGTTGCTCGTTCTTATGCTTAATTGATGGTACGCTTCAAAGGGTATGTTGTTCGCCTCGTTTATGTATAGGACGTTACGCCTTGCACCCCGTAGCTTGCCCTCTTGGTCTGCGCTGAAGAACTCAATGTAGCTACCATTGACAAACGTGTATGTGAGTAGCGACCTGTTCCAATTGCCGTCAATGTAGCGGCCTGTCATCTGCATCACTTTGAGAAAGTCCTTCATGGCTCCCCTCCGAAGGTGCGGGATGCTTTCAGATACCACGCTTATTTCAAGCCGTGGGGTACGTGCCGCCATGTCGATAAGGATGGGAAGTATCCCGAACGTCTTACCAGCGCTTGTGCCGCCCTGAACGACCCGCTTCCGTGCGGTCATCTTGCGCAGCTTCTTGATCGCTGTGGTGTAGACGAAACTCATTCACCGAATAGCGGTTGCTCCCGTACCGTGACCTCTGACTTGTCCGTTAGGCCGTTCAATCGTTGCGTAATGCTTGGATTGTAGTTCCCAAGTAGGCCGCCTGTGATTTGGTCATGGCGTATTTCTTCCCGTACATGCGAACAGATGTGACAGAAGTCATCGTATAGCCCGTCCGTATTACTGAAGTAGTGCCTTATCGTTCCTATGTTTTCCTTGTAACACCACACGCTAAACCCCTCCATTGTCAAAGGCAGTTTAGGATAGTCCTCAACCCGTTCACCGTCCTTGCCCACGTACTGCACCCTCGGCCATTTACGCGCCTCAATGTTCAATGACTCCTTGTACTTCTCCCATGCTTGGAGTAGTTCGTCAGGGTGCTTGAATATCCGTGTAGGGTGCATCTTACCAAACGTCTGATGAACAAAGCCTATCACCTATCAACAGGTCATCATACTGGATTGAGGACTGACCGCTCAGGTTGTAACGTAGTCCGCTGCATTCGTTATCTATGGTGTAGACGTAACGCTGCCCTCCGATGTGTGACCATTGGGCTTTCTTCGCTTTAATGATGCCGCAGTTAGGGTCGCACTCATCCTGTGACGTGCTGCACCCTGCTAAGGCTATGGCTGCAAATAGTAGTGCCTTTCTCATTTGATGCGTTTTGCAGGTACTCCCGCGTATGTTCCTGCCTCTGTGATGTCTTGCAAAACTACGCAATTCGCGCCAATGATTGACCACGGGGCTATCGTAACACCCTCCCTTATCACAGCATTGCTGCCTATGTAAACCCCTTCTCCGATGTTGCATTTGCCCGACACCCTCGCGCCCGGTGCAAGCGTAACGAAGTCCCCGATGATGCAGTCGTGACCGATGTCGGAGTGCAGGTTCATGTGTACGTGCTTGCCGAGTTGGCAGTTCACGGTCACAACGGAGAACGGGCAGAAAATAGACCCGCTGCGATGTATGCTGCTAATGGATGCGGTCGGGTGAATGATGTCCGTGAATAGCTGATGGTCGTTGAGTCCTTCGGCTATGGTCTTACGTGCCTTGGGGTCACCTATGGCAATCACCGCAAGTGAACGCTCAAAGTCCAGTTGAGATAGCGGACGGTGCGGAGGCTTGGCAATGTGGTCGGAGACGTAGAACGTGAACGGAAACAGGCCCGTTAGCTTTGACTGATGCGCCCATTGCAGGGTTTCCTTTCCGAACCCACCTGCTCCTATTATGGCTAACTCTCTCATGGTATCCATCCCATCGGTGTGAGTCCGTTGCCGTGCAGAACGGCAGGCGTTGTCTTTGTCAGCACGTTGCGCACCAGCCCGTCCTTAATCTCAAAGTCCGTGCCCTCGTATCCGTTTAGGTGCAAGGGATGGCCGTTCAATTTCGGGTCGTGGTCGAATGCGATGCTCTGGAATAGTTCACACTTCAAATCCAAAGCAATCGGGAACCCTTCGCCCACCGCCTGAAGGTAAGCGTCCATTACTTCGGCCTGCCCGTTGGCATGGTCGTGCAGCTTGTGCAGGCCGTACCGTTCAAAGAACTCAATAGCCAACGCAAGCGGCCCACCGTATAGGCCGTTGTTCAAATAACGCCACGGTGACTTCAGTCGTGGCCCGAACTTGTATAGGGCTGCGCGGTCGGGGTATGGGTAGCACGCTTTCTCCGTTGACCAAATGAGGCGGTCGGTCGGTACGGAGAACGGGCGTTGGCAAATCGTATCGGCTGCATCTGCATAGGCGAAGGTTTCATGCCCTGTGGCCGCACGCTTGTAGCACTCGTATAGGCCGCGAAGGATAGCCCCGTTACCCGTTGGGATGCGGTTAATGGCAACCTCAAATCCGTGACGTTCAAACGATGATACCATTCGGTCAGTACCAGCGAACGGCTTGTAGATGTTTGTGATGATTACCATGATGCAGGTTCATATACGGGCCTCTGCCCTGTTTGATACTGATGTCTGATTGTGTTGAAGGCTACCATGTCCTCCCCTGCGTGCTTGTGTTTCCATCCTTGGTATGCTGTCTCCCCCGTGTCAATGTGGTCAATCTCAATGTGCGGAAGGAACGCATTGTAAAAGCCTGCCACCTCGCACCGTGTCGCGGCAAGGCAATCGTCAAAGCCGTATAGACGCGGTTGGTAAAGATAGCCTATCTTATCCAACAACGCAGAGTTGAACATCTGACAAGTACCCATAACGTGCCGAACCTTCTCAACCACTACCCACGGAGTACCCGCTACGTGCGGCAACATCTGAAGCGTTGAACGGTAGAACTCATCGGGGTGCGTTGGCGACTCACAGCAGTCCTTGCGCTTCAGCCCAATGATGCCAATGGTCGGGTCTAATGCGATGGCGTTCTCAAGTTGGTCGGCCCATCCTTTCGCGTGTATCACCACATCGTTATCCATCTTCACGCAATGCTCCCCATCCTTGCGAAGTTCCCATCCCTTGTTAACCGCCTTTGCAGTGCCTACATTCTCAGGTAGCGTGATGACCGTGAAGCCTACGTAGCCGCTGTAAAGGTTCAGGATGCGTTTAGTGTCTGCACAGCTTGCGTTATCCACAATCACCACGCGATGCCTGTCAAGGTTCACCGTGTCAAGGATGCTCTTAAGCGTCCGTGCCGTGTAGTCCGTCCTTCCGTTCTCATCCGTATCAAATACGGCCATTGCGATTAGTGCCATCAGTGGAGTGCTGTTTGTAAGTAAGTGCCTAAGTTCTTGAGTGATGCCCCGCAAGTCCAACAGACCATGAACGAAAAGCCTATCACCTTCTGGGCCAAGCGTTCGTATACGTGCCTCTCATCTACTGGAACGTCACCGCTGAACTCCGAGGCGGCAAGGCTGCGAATGATAGCGGCCCGTTCTTGCAGCCATGCACGCTCATCCTCTGTCAGAACATCCCGCGCCATTTGTGCCAGATTAGTTGCCGTGTGAATAGTGCCGTGCCGATGAAGATAACGCAATCGGTGGGCAGATAGTGCGTAACGGCCCATGCTAACGAAAGCCAAAAGGTCATGCACATCTCGCAGTTGAATGGCTTGTATGGGATCCGCTTAGTGAATTGAACGACTGCCGATGCAATCACTGCCATACACATCGCTGCTAATATCACTTGCATAGTTTCTTTTTGAGTTGATTCCTTACGCTTGTAACGGTCAAGTGTATGCTGCTAACGGGTATCCTTGTCGCCTCCGATGCCTTACGGAACGAACCGCTTTGCACGTATAGCATGAACATTTCCCGATCATACCAATGTAGGCGTTTGAGTTCCTGTTCAATCTGCCTTGCGGTTTCGTCAATGTCTGTGCTGTATTCGTCAGCTTCAATGTCTGCCACCTGCACGTTGTCGTCCGAACGTTCGGAGTATTTACCCGTTACCCGCTTGGATGCGGTCATGTTTATGATTGTCCGCACGCACCAAAAATCAAAGTAATTGCTTATCCTTTCCAGTTCTTCATCACTCTTGCCGCATATCACAACCCCCACCTCTTGCAGTACGTCCTCCCAAACATCGCCTGCCGTCCGTTTTGCCAACCTGCGAAGGGATGGGTCAGTCGTTAGGTGAATGTATAGGCGTTCTTTCACGGGTGCAATTTAGCTATTTGCCCTTTGGCGTTGCGATAGTAGAGGTCTTTCTGTTCGTTCATCATCCTATCGTTCTCATCCATCGCTGCCCTCATGGTCTTCTCGCATTCGTCACGCAATCGGTCGGCCTGTTTTGCCTCGGCCTTGGCGTGGTCACATTCGGCAATGGCCTTGGATAGGTCTTTGTAGGCGTGGTGCAATTCGAGCAGGGTATCCTGCA